ACGCCCAAACAGCCCCGGAAAGGGCCAGAGGCAGCCCGACGCGTACAACGGCAGCCCCCAAACGCCTCTAGGGGCCTTCCTGGCGCGTTTTGGCGTTATGCGGAATTAGGCATCAGGTAGCGGGTGGCGATGCCGGCGATCGCGTAGTTGTCGTCGTCGCTGATACCCAGCCAAGGGCGCGCCGGGATCTGGATGGTGTAGCCACCGATGGTGACCCACTGGGCGAAGTTGGATTTGCGCTTGCTGACGAACTGGTTGCCCACGTCGCCCGTCTTGCCGTCCTGGCGGAAGTAGGCCTGCTGACTGCGGGCGGCGACATCGATGCTGCCGCCGAAGTGCATCATCGCGCCATAGATGCGGTTGGTGCCGAACAGCAGCTCGTTGTTGCTCACCTGGTAACGTAGGGTGTTCTTCAGGAAGCCATCGAGCACCAGGATCTTGTCTCGGTTCTTCTTCTTGCGCTTTAGGTAGGCCGGCGACAGCGCCTGCCAGGGCGTGCCGTCTGGCGAGGCCTGGCTGGCAAAGCGCTGGTCATGGGCGATCAGCAGGAACTCGCCGATATCGCGCAGCATCGGCGCCGGGTCGGCCAGCGCGGCGGCGGCCTCATTGACCACGGCCAGTGCGGCAACCGCATCGAACTCAAGCGTAACGCCGGCCATGGTCAGTCCTCGCGCCGGTACAGGCGCACGCCCTGGCGCAGCAGCTCGGCCACGCCCTCGCGGTCTGCCTCGATATCCCAGCTCCAGGCGTTGCCGGCCAGCTCGATGACCACCAGCTGCGTCAGCTGCTGGCCCAGGTTGAAGCGACCGAGGTAGCGGCGCAGCACCTGGGATTTGCGCAGCGGTTCGGAGTACTCCAGGCGCGTCCAGATTTCGTCTGGCTGTAACAGCGTTTCCGCGAGCAACGGCAGCAGCTCGCCCTGGCCCTGCACGGCCGGGGCGCCGCTGGGTTGCTGGAACATGCTCGGGCCGACAGCAATGCGCTCGCCCAGGACGTCGGTGAGCAGCTCGGCGGCATCGAGCTGGGCGCCGAAGGCATCAAGCGCGCGGCGGGCGTACTCGGCATCGCTCATGCCTGCAGGCGGCAAGGTCTCGGGGTCGATCACGCGCGGTACCGGCAGCGCATCCGGAGCCGGGCGATTGGGCAGGCCAGGTGCGGCGGACGGGATCAGCTCCTCACCCAGGCGCGGTACCGGCACCTGGCTCTCCAGCCGGGCCTGTCCGGGAATGTGCTCGAAGCCGGGGTCGATGCCCACCGGCACCGTCACCGTGCGCGGGCCTTGCGGGCTGCGCTGGCCGATGGTGCGTTGCTCGTACACGATCGGCGGCGCTGTGTCCGGCCCGGTCTTGCCCATGCGCACCAGGTCGTCATAGCTCAGCGCCCGCACGCTGCATTGGCAGCCCCAGGCGTTGATCGGGAAGTGGTACTGCCACCACGGGTCATCCCAGCGCAGCACCATGCCGTTCCAGGCTTCGTGCTCCTCTCGCGGGTACTCGACCGCGTCGCTGTGCAGGTACTGCCAGTATGGGCGCTGCTCACGCACGGCCAGCAGCTGCTCATAGCGGCCGGCCATGTAGCTGCTGCGCATGTTGGTCTCGTAGATCACCCGCGAGCGCCAGTTGCGGCCGCCGTTGTAGCTCCAGCCGTACTTGGCCACGATGCGGTCGAAGTCCTGGCGGAACGCCTCCAGGGTGGTGCCACCCTCGATGGCGCGCTGCACGGCCTGGTGGAAGTCGGCCACCAGGTCGTTGCGGTTGGCGCCGGCTACGACGAAGGCATAGTCGTTCTCGCGGCCGTATACGTCCGTCCAGCCGTTGGTGGGCAGGTTCAGCTTGCGGCGCAGGAACTCGTTCTGCTCGCGGAACGGCAGCGAGGTGGCGCTAACGGCCATTGGCAGCCTCCTGGACGATGTCCAGGCGCCCCTGCAGGGCGGCAGCGGCCAGCGCCTGCGCCATGGCCTCGGCGTACTGCTCCAGAGTCATGTCCGGCAGCAGCTCGGCCAGGCCATCGCGGATCTGCTCCAGGCTCTCGGCCTGCTCGACGAGCTGGCGGATGCGCGTGATCCACTGGCCGGTGATGGGCTGCAGGTCATCGTCCAGGCGCTGCGCGGCAGTTGTGGCTGGCTTCTGCTGTGCGGTGGCCACCGCAACGCCTGCAGGCGCCTCGGGCTCTGTCGGCGCCGATGCCTCGGCCTGCAGCTGCAGCACGTCCTCTTGCTCGGATGGCTCGGGGATGCCCACTTTCTCCTGGGCCCACTGGCGGCTGATCCTGAAGCCCATCTTGACCAGCTGCGGCAGCGATTGAGCGTAGGCCTGCAGATCCTCCGGTTCATCGGTGGGGAACACCAGGCGCGGGCAGCGCTTCCAGTTGTCGGCCAGGCCGTTGAGTACGGCGATCGGGTACACCAGGTCGCGGCTGATCGTAGCGGCCAGCTGCTTGGCATCGGAGTCACGCAGGTCGAGGCGTACCTCGTTGTGCACGTTGCCCAGTGCGTTGGTGTTGGTGCCATCGCCGGTACCGCTGGTGAGCGTGCCGCCCAGGATGGCCTTGGACTGGGTGCGCTCGCACCAGTCGATCATCAGCTTGAACGCAGCCGGGTCACCCTCGGCGGCGTTGAGGAAGTCCATCTCCATGCCGATCGGGATGATGCCTGCCGCGCTGTGGCCGAGCTGGGCCAGGGCACGCAGCAGGGTCAGCTTCTCCTTCTCGGTGGCGCCGCCTGGGTATTTGCCCACGCGCATGGGGATGCCGTAGATCTCCAGGAACTCGGCCAGGTCGCCCACGCTGTAGTTCTTGAACAGGTACGGCCACACCAGCACGCGCATCAGTGCCGAGCGCTCCAGGTAGCCGCTCTTGGCCTTGTGGACGTGAGTGATCCAGCCATACGGCTGCAGCGCCTCTCCGCCCATCGAGCCGCGTAGGCGGATCTCCTGGCGACGCTCGCCACGGGTGAGCTGGAACCAGGTCTGCGGCCGGTGATCGATCGCGCGCGGCAGCCAGTCACCGTCTACGCGGTGCCAGCCGTCGAACTCCAGGCAGGCAAAGCCTTTGCCGATGGCGTCGGTCACGTCGAACAGCATCAGCTCGAAGTCATCCAGCCCGGCCAACAGCGACTGCAGGGCAGCGGCGGCTTCCTTCTCCTTGGCCGTGGGGTTGTCCGGCGGCACGATCTGCCATTCGAGCTGGGCGACGGCACGGCGGCGCTTGTCCATCTCGGCGAACACGTGGCCGTCCTTCTCTTCGATGTCCTCGAACAGCTCGTATTGGGCGATCACGTCGCCTTGCTCGGCCTGATCGAGGATCTGAGCCAGCTTGCTCGGCGTCAGCCCGCGCGAAGGGTGGTTACCCACTTCGTGGTGCAGGCTGGTGATGTGGGCAGTCTGCGGCTCGCGGATCTCGGCCAGGCGGATCGGCTGGCCGTCTGGGCCCAGGATGCGGGATGTGGTCACCATGCTGAAGGTTCCGGGAGAGTGAGGTCGGAGTCGTTGTCGTCGACGTTATCGAAGCCACGACTGTGGCGCGGCAGTGCGGTGAACTCGATGGCGCCGCCTTCCATAAAGCTGGCCCGCACCGCCATGGCCAGCGATACAGCACTGTCGCCGTGGCGCTTGGCCTTGCTGTCCTGCGCCTGCAGATCCTTGGTGCGGCCCTTCTCGATAACCGGCACGCCCTTGTCCACCTTGATCGACAACAGATCGTCGAGGCGGGTCTGGTGGCGGGCGATCTGCAGGTTGAAGGCCTCCAGTTCACCTTTGAGCTTGGGCATCCACAGCGCATACCAGGCCAGGCTGAGTTGCACCTGGTCGACCAGGCCGGCGCCGTAGCGCAGCGCCGCCTGCTCAGCCAGGTAGCCGCCGTTGCCGGTGGCATCGAACGCCAAGCCGCTCAGACGCGGCAGGCGATCGCAGATGTAGAACATGATCTGGCGCTGCGCCTCGTAGGTGAGGTTGCGCAGCTCGACCTCGAAGGGCACGCGCTTGCGCAGCAACGGGTCGATCTGCAGCGGCGTGAATACAGTGAGGTCGCCACGGCGGGCAAAGTCTTCACCGAAGGTGTGACGGTTGCGCGCGTTCAGGCGCGCTAGCTCGGGCGCAAGGTTCTCCTCGCACCATGCGCGGATCTCAGCCTCGCGCATCTCAGGCGTCCACTGCTCGAAGCCTTCGGGCGCCTCATAGCGGTAGATACGGATCGAGTGGTCATTGACCATCGCCTGCTCGATCAGTACCCGGCTCAGGTAGGTACCGCCCGATTTCTTCGGTACGCAGCCGTACTCTTCCTCGGCCGACTCGACGTTGGGGGCGTTCTTGTACAGCTTGTCGCGCCATTGCTTCTCGGCTTCGGGCGACCATTCCTGGTTGGTCACGTAGCAGATGCGCTTGTAGAGCCCCTGGGCGAGGGCGTCGTCCAGGGTGATGCGGTGGATTGAATAATCCTTGCGGCCCTCGCGGGCATCCTGGATGTAGCTGTTGAAGGCGTTGTCCACACCGTTGTGGGTGCTGATCAGCCGGACCTTGTTGCCCCACATAGTCAGCGCCAGGGCTGCCTTCAGCAGCTCTTCCAGGGATTCATGGAAGGCCGCCTCGTCGATCACCACGTCGCCCTGCAGGCCGCGCAGGTTGCTGGGGCGCGAGCTGAGTGCCTGGATTTTGAAGCCGCTCTTCGGGAAGCGGATCATGTACGCCAGGATCTCCTCGCGGCGCCCGTCATCCCAGAAGGTCTGTTCGTAGACGTCGGCCTGGGCCATTTCGTTGAAGGCGCGGGCGAACAGCGCGCAGGCGGCGATGTACTCCAGCGCCATCTCCTGCTTGCTGCCCACGTAGAAGGTGTTGCACCCGCCCCGGCGCCGCGGCTTGGCGGCGTTGATCACGTTGCGCCCGGCCTCGGCCCAGGTCAGGCCGGTACGGCGCGACTTCTCGGCGATCATGATCTGGCTGGTGTCGTCGAACCACCGCTGCTGGTACGGCAGGAATACGCCCTCGGCTTCCGGTACTGCATCGGCCATGTCCTGGGGCACGACTACGCCATGCAGCTCCAGCTCGGCGGCGAGATCGATCTTGCGCGGCTTGGTCAGCGCCTTGAGCGCTTTGGCTTCTGGCTCACTCACTGGGCTCTTCCTTCGGCTCGATGGCGGTGCAGCGGTAAACGGTTTTACCGACGTAGAAGGCGCCAAGGCGCTCGCACTCAGCGGCCACGGTGATATGGGCATGGCGCCAGCCCAGCAGCCAGCCGATCCAGAGCAAACCGATGATCGCCAGCAGTTTCATCAGGCTTTACCCATCAGTACGCGGCGGATGCGGTCTTCGAACTCTTCGCTCATACCATCGGTACCGCGCAGTTCTTCCAGGCGCTCTTCTTGCTCCTTGAGCTGCTGGGCGCGGGCTTCTTTGGCCACGGCGTCGCGCTCCTTCCTGCTCAGGGCACGGGACTCCTGGGCGTACTTGGCCGCTCGGGTCAGATCCAGCACGTCGCCGATATCGATCTCTTCCTTCTCAAGCGCGGAATGAGAGGCGCGAGTGGCCAGCGTCGTCACGGCCTGGGCCAGCAGCGCACCCGACTTGTCGTCGAAGTTCTCGCCCAGCTCGGCCACCAGGGCGTCACTCGCCACCTGGATCTCGCGGTGGTGGCGCATGATCTCGTCGAAGCCCTTGCGGTAGCGGTGCAGTGCAGTGCGGCTCGGCACCTCTTCGCCGGGGAACTGCTCCTCGAGCACGTCCCGCATCTGGTCGAGCGTCAGCCGGTTGTCCCGCAGCATGCGGTGGATGAGGTCGCGAACCTCATCGCGCGCCTTGTCGACGCTGCTCTTGCGCGCCATGGTCAGGGCCCCGGCTTCTTGACGCCCGGCACCGCCGCGCGGCCAGCGGCCACGTCGGCGCCGCGCTCGGTCAGGGTGACGACCAGAACGGAGCC